TTCGAGGCCTTCAAGGAGGTCAACGACCGGCGGCTGGACGAGATCGAGCAGAAGTTTTCGGCCGATGTCGTCACCGGCGACAAGATGGAGCGGATCAACCGCGCCATGGACGAGCAGAAGAAGGTGCTGGACCAGCTGGTGCTGAAGAAGGCGCGGCCGCCGCTTGGGCGCTCCGAGGGCAAAACCGTCGAGGCGGGCGAGCACAAGGCTGCCTTCGAGGCCTATATTCGCCGCGGCGACGAGGCGGGGCTGCGCGAGCTTGAGGAAAAGGCGCTGTCGGTGGGCATCGGCAGTGACGGCGGTTATCTGGTGCCACCGGAGACCGATACCGAGATCGGCCGGCGGCTGTCGGTGGTGTCGCCGATCCGCAGCCTGGCCACGGTGCGCCAGGTCTCGGCCTCGGTGCTGAAGAAACCCTTTGCCACCGCCGGGCTGACGGCCGGCTGGGTGGCCGAAACCGGCGCGCGGGCACAGACGGCGACGCCGCAGCTGGCGGAGCTGACCTTTCCGACCATGGAACTCTACGCCATGCCGGCCGCCACCCAGAGCCTGCTCGACGATGCGGCGGTGGATATCGAGGCGTGGATTTCCGGCGAGGTCGACATCGTCTTTGCCGAGCAGGAGGGCACGGCGTTCGTGTCCGGCGACGGCATCAACAAGCCGCGCGGGTTTTTGAATTATCCGACGGTGGCAGACAGCGCCTGGAGCTGGGGCAATCTCGGCACCATTGCCACCGGCGTGGCCGGCGCCTTCAAGGCGGCTGGACCCTCCGACACGCTGATCGACACGATCTATGCGCTGAAGGCGGGGTATCGCCAGAACGCCCATTTCGTCATGAACCGCAAGGTGCAGGCGGAAATCCGCAAATTCAAGGATGCCGACGGCAACTATCTCTGGCGCCCGCCGGCCACGGCTGGCCAGGCGGCCTCGCTGATGGGTTTTGCGATTACCGAGGCCGAGGACATGCCGGATATTGCCGCAAGTTCGCTGTCGATCGCCTTTGGCGATTTCCGCGCGGGCTATCTGGTGGTCGACCGGATGGGGGTGCGGACGTTGCGCGATCCGTATTCGGCCAAGCCCTATGTGCTGTTCTACACCACCAAGCGGGTCGGCGGCGGCGTGCAGAATTTCGAGGCGATCAAGCTGGTGAAGTTCGCGGTGGCGTGAGCTTTTCTTTCTGGCTGGCCGCGGTGTCTATGGCTTCGCCCTTACCCTAACCCTCCCCGCAGGCGGCAGGGCTATCGCATTTGAAATCAAGACCCCTCCCAACCCTCCCCACAAGGGGGAGGGCTTAACCCGGCCCGCACCTCGGTGGATGGATCTGTGCCGTTTCCGCGTGTCTTCTCCCCCCTTGTGGGAGAGATGGCCGACAGGCCAGAGGGGTTTTCTCCCATATCCGATAGTCCTGCCGCAGGCGGGGAGAGGGGATCTTCCGCGGGTTGGGTGGCTCCCGAGCTCCAACGTCGTGGGTCGGAAAATGGTGCCGCGAATTCCGTCTCCCCGCAGGCGGGGAGAAAGTGGCCCGAAGGGCCGGATGAGGGGGAGCCGCGGGCTCAAAGTTCGCCACACCACCCCCTCATCTGCCCTGTCGGGCATCTTCTCCCCGCGGGGGAGAAGAGGTTTGCCGCACCTTCGCGGCCGAAACGCAATTCATTGCAAATCTGGAGCTCCCAAAATGACCTATGCCCTGATCAATCCGCCTTCCGCGGAGCCGTTGACGCTTGCCGAGGTCAAGGCGCATTTGCGGTTGGAGGAGGATGCCGAGGATGCGTTGCTCATCGGGCTGGTTAAGGTGGCACGTGAGCATCTGGAGCATGAGACCGGGCTCAGTCTGATGATCCAGGGCTGGCGGCTCTATCGCGACGACTGGCCGGCGAGTGGGGTGATTCCGATCGGCAGGGGGCCGGTGCAAGCGGTTGAAAGCGTGACGGTTTATGATGCGGACGGGGTTCCGAAAACCGTGTCGCTGGCCGATCATCTGCTTGACGGGGTGGCGCGGCCGGCGCGGCTGTGGCTGCGCGATCCGCTACCGCCGGGGCGGGCGATCAATGGCATCGAGATCGATTTTACCGCCGGCTTCGGCGAGGCGGCCACCGAAGTGCCGGACACGCTGAAACGGGCGATGCTGCTGCATGTGGCGCATATGTTTGCCTTTCGCGGCGAGGTGGCGCTCGACTTGCAGCCGGCCGGCGTACCGCCCGGCTACGAGCGGCTGATCGCGCCGTTCCAGCGGCGGGGGCTGTAAAAGATGCCGGTTCTGTTTCTCGATGCCGGCCAGCTGACGGCGCGGCTGGAGCTGGAGGCGCCGGTCGCGGTGTCCGACGGGCAGGGCGGTGCCATCGTCGGCTATCAGACGCGGGCCTCGCTCTGGGCGCGGATCGAGCCGGTGACGCAGGTGGTGGCCGAGCAGGCGGGCGCCGAGGTGTTTGCGGTGACGCACCGGGTCTGGCTCAGGTTTCGCGACGATCTGGCGGCCGGGATGCGGCTGCGCAAGGGCGGGCGGATCTTTGCCATACGCGCCTGGAGCGATCCGGACGAGACGCGGCGCTTTCTGGTCTGCCGCTGCGAGGAGGAGAAGGCATGATGGCGGCCAATCTGCTGTTGCAGGCGATTTTCGCGCGGTTGAGCGGGTCGGAGGAGCTGACGGCGCTGATCGGTGCCGACGCGGTGTTCGACCGGCTGATCGCGGGCGCAAAACTGCCGTGCCTGATGCTCGGCGAACTCGACAGCCGCGACTTTTCCACCGCCACGGAAACAGCGCAAGAGCATTTTCTGACGATCGAGGTCTGGTCGGATTTTTCCGGGCGACGGCAAGCGCTGGAGATTGCCGGGCTGGTGGCCGGGTCGCTGCAGGACGCGGCGCTGGACCTGGCCGAGCCCAGTGCGGTGCTGGTCAACCTGGAGCATCGCGGCACCCGCAGCCGGCGCGAGACGAAGACGAAACTGTTTGTGGCGGAGGTGCGGGTGCGGGCGGTGACGGAGTAGGGAAAGTTCTTGTGTCGGGTGGCTGGCCGGATGCGCTTTGCTCACGGCTCACGGCTCACGGCTTACCGTACACTCAAAGTCGAGTTGTCTATGCGCCCTCATAGCGATGCCATTGGCTCTGCCCTGGAGAAGATGTCCTAGGCTGCCGGCGCGAGCGCGCGGGCCTTGCGGATGGTGACCGCAAGCATCAGGATGAAGCCGACCGAGATTGTTGCAAGGGTGGCGCACAGCACCAGCAGCGGAAAAACGCCGGCCCGGTCGAGGATGGCGGTGAACAGCACCGGGGCTGCGGCGCTCGCGAGGTTTTGCGGCAGCGACAGGCGGGCCGACTGCAGGCCGTAGTCCTGGCGGGAAAACACGGTGAGCGGCAGCAGGGCGCGGGCGACCGTTAGAATGCCGGAACCGAAACCGTAGCAGATCACAAACACGACCAGCACCGCCGGCGACTGGCCATGAGCGATCAGCAGCACGAAGCCGGCGAGCAGGAAGCCGACGCCAAGGATGGCGCTCAGCAGCGGATTGCCGCGCCGGCCGAGCAGCATGTCAAGGAAACGGGCCGAGATGCCCATCACGCCGCGCAGTGAGCCGAGCTGCAGCGCGAGCGCAGGGGCTGCGCCGAACAGGCCGAAAATCTGCAGCAGCGATGGCGTCAGGCCGTAGGTGACGAAGGTGGCCAATGTGGTGGAGGCGGCAATGCAGAGGAAGGCGCGCTGGCGGCTGGCGGCATCGAGCGGCACCGGCGCGGGCAGGTCGCCCTGCGCCACGGCCTGCAGCGAGGTCAGCGGTTTCGGCAGGGCAAACAGGTAGAGCGGCAGGCAGATCAGCAGATGCGCGCCGGCGCTGGCGGCAAAGGTCCGGCGCCAGCCGATCAGATCCTGCACCTGATCGAGCAGTGGCCAGAAGATCGCGCTCGACAGGCCGGTAAACAGCATCAGGATGGCGATCACGCGGCTGGCATTGGCGCCTTCGCGTTCGACGACGGCCGTATAGGCCGGTGCCGACAGGCCGAGCGCGCCGCCGACGCCGATGATGCACCAGGCGAGCATGTAGAGGACGATGCCGTCGGCGACAGACAGCAGCAGCAGGCCAGCGGCAAATGCCAGCGAGCCGGCGGCCAGCAGGCGGGCGGCACCAAACCGTTTCAGCATCCGGCCGATGGTCGGGCCGGCGAGCGCGCTGACGACCATCATCACCGACAGTCCGAAAAAGATGATTTCGTTGGCGAGATGCAGGTCCGGCGCGATGATCCGGCCCATGACACCGAGCATGTCGAACGTCGTGCCCCAGCCGATCAGCTGGGTGACCGCGAGGATGGCGATGGTGGCGACGGTGCGGGATTTGGGCGTGGCGGGCATCAAAGTGTTTCGCGGGCGGCGGGTTCGACCGGCTTAGCATGGGCGTCCGGGTGGTCAAACCGAAAGTTGTGAGGATGGGTCGGGCGCGGCTTGGGGCCGCCCCGTGGTTTGGAGAGGGCGGAACGATGGTGGCGCAAAAGGGCAGGGATCTGCTGTTGAAAATCCATGATGGCGGGGTGTTCGTGACCGTGGCGGGTCTCAGATCGCGAAAACTGGCGTTCAATGCCGAGACGGTCGATATCACCGATGCCGAAAGCGTCGGGCGCTGGCGCGAGCTTCTGGCCGGGGCCGGCGTGCAGCGGGCCTCGCTGACGGGCGCCGGCATATTCAAGGACCAGGCGTCTGACGAGCTGGTGCGGGCGGCGTTTTTTGCCGGCGCCCTGCTCAGCTGGCAGATCGTCGTGCCGGATTTCGGTGCGGTCAGCGGGCCGTTCCAGGTGACTGCGCTGGAATATTCCGGCGGCCATGCCGGCGAGGTGCAGTTCGAACTGGCGCTGGAATCGGCCGGCGCCATCGGTTTCGGCGCGCTGTGATGGCGGCGCGGTTTGGCGGCCGGGCCAATCGCCGGCGCGGCGAGGTCGAGGCGGAGATTGATGGCGAGCGGCGGATCCTCTGTCTGACATTGGGGGCACTGGCCGAGCTGGAGACGGCGTTTTGCGCCGACGACTTGAGCGGACTGGCGGCCCGGTTTGCCGATGGCCGGCTGAAGGCGGCCGACCTGATCCGCATTCTCGGCGCCGGCCTGCGCGGCGGCGGCAATGTGTTTTCCGACGAGGAGGTGGCGGCGGTCAGTATCGACGGCGGGGTGCTGGGCTTTGCCACGGTCGTCGGCGAGCTGCTGGCAGCGACTTTTTCAGGGCCGGGCGGTGATGCGGCGGCGGGCGGCGGTGGCGCGGCTGGTGCCGCAGGTGTGAAAAATGCGTTCGGCGCGCCGGACATCGCAGGAACGGCGGTGGCGGCGGACCCTTTGATGCCGCAGCGGGCAGGCGGGATGTGACACCGTTTCCCTGGGGGGCGGTGATACATGCCGGGCTTTGCCTGCTGCGGCTCAGTCCGCCGGATTTCTGGGCGATGACGCCGGTGGAGTTTTTTGCCATGACCGGCGGGATGCGGGCAACGAAGGCGGGGCTCGACCGGACGGGGCTGGAGGGGTTGATGCGGCGGTTTCCGGATCGGCGGTGAGGTTGGGCGGTAGTGCTGGGCAAAAAGCCCCTCATCCGGCCTGTCGGCCACCTTCTCCCCACAAGGGGGAGAAGGGACTTGCGGCGGGTTCTTCTGCCGAATTTGCGTGAGAGGTCAGGGTTGCCCGGTGCACGAAAATGTCCCCTCTCCCTGCTTGCGGGGAGAGGGCCAGGGTGAGGGGCGCCAGTTTCAATCGGAGAGGTTTCGATGGATGAGGACGATATTGCCGGCACGCTGGGCTATGCGGAAAACCTGCGGCAGGTGCTGGGGGATCTGGAGCAGCGTTCGGCGCGGTTCGGGACGGCGCTGGGCGGGGCGTTGAAATCGGCGGTGGCGGGCGGCAAGGGGCTCGACGACGTGTTGCGCGGGCTTGGCAACCGGATGACGGATATCGCGCTGTCGGCCGGGCTGAAGCCGCTGGAAAACCTGCTGGCCGGCAAGCTCGCGGATCTGACCCGGGCGGCCTCGGGTGCACTGGGTGCCTTTGGCGACGCGCCGGGATCGGTGACGGCTTTTGCCAAGGGCGGCGTGCCGGGGCAGGTGTCAGCCTTTGCCGCCGGCGGCGTGGTGTCGACACCCAGTTATTTTCCGATCGGCGGCGATCTCGGGCTGATGGGCGAGGCCGGCAGCGAGGCGATCTTGCCGTTGAAACGGGGGGCGGACGGGGCGCTCGGGGTCGGGACGGATGGCGGCGGCGGCGGAACGCAGGTGGTGTTCAATGTCACGGCCACCGATGCGGCCAGCTTTCGCAAGTCCGAGGGGCAGATCACGGCGATGCTGGCGCGCAGCGTCGGCCGCGGGCGGCGCGGCCTGTGAGGCCGCGCGAAGGCCTGTGGTTCGGTGACCGATCGACAATCGTGCTGAAGCATATGCGGGAGGAGCGGGCATGGGCGTGGGATTTCACGAGATAGGTTTTCCGTTGCGGCTGGCGCTGTCAACCAGCGGCGGGCCGGTCAGGCGTACCGATATCGTCAACCTGTCGAACGGTCGCGAAAGCCGCAACCAGCGCTGGCGGGATTCGCGCCGCAGCTATGATGTCGGCTCGGGCATCCGCTCGGTCGATGACCTCTATGCGGTGCTGGAATTTTTCGAGGCACGCGGCGGTGCGCTTTATGGCTTTCGCTTTCGCGATCCGGTCGACTGGAAATCGTGCCGGCCGGACCAGCTGGTCTCCGCCAGCGACCAGCCGATCGGCTTTGGCGACGGCGTGACGGCGCATTTCCCGCTGACAAAAACCTATGCCGATGCCGGCGGCGGCTGGACGCGAACAATCGCCAAGCCAGTGGCCGGCACGGTGCGGGTATCGGTGGCCGGTGTTTCGCTGCCGCTGTCGGATTTCGGCTGCGATCCGGCGACCGGCCTCGTCAGCTTTGCGGCCGGCAAAATTCCGGCCGCAGGAGTTGCGGTGCGGGCCGGCTATGAATTCGACGTGCCGGTGCGGTTCGATATCGACCGGATCGACATCAACCTGAAAAATGTCCAGGCCGGGCGCATTCCGACCATTCCGCTGACGGAGATCCTGCCATGAAGAGGCTGCCTGCGGATTTGTCCGTGCATCTGGCCGGCGATGCCACCACCACCTGCCAGTGCTGGCGGCTCACGCGCCGCGACGGGCCGGTGTTCGGCTTTACCGAGCATGACCATGATCTCGGCTTCGACGGCACGGTGTTTCTGGCGGCGAGCGGTTTTTCCGCCAGCGAAACGGAGGCTGCGGCAGGCATTGCCGCCAATGCCAGCGAGGTGACCGGCGGGTTTTCCAGCGACTGCATCACCGAAGCCGATCTTTCCGCCGGGCTGTTCGACGGCGCGCGGGTCGAGGTGTTTCTGGTCAACTGGCGGCTGCCCGAACAGCGTGTGCTGCAGATGGTGCGGGAGATCGGCGAGGTGGCGCGCGATGGCAGCCGGTTTCGGGCCGAGTTGCGCAGCCTGGCGCATCGGCTGAGCCAGCCGCAAGGGCGGATTTATAACCGGCGCTGCGACGCGGTGCTGGGGGATGCGCGCTGCGGCGTCGATCTGGTCGGCGGCGGGTTTTCGGCATCCGGTCAGGTGGTGGCGGTGATCGATGCGGCGCGGGTGAAGGTGTCGGGGCTGGACGGGTTTGAAGACGGGTTCTTTCGCTTCGGGCGACTGGTGTTTGCCGATGGGCTGCTGGCCGGCACGGGTACCGATGTCGAGACGCAGGTACGGCGGGATACGGGCACGGAACTGGGCTTCTGGCTGCCGCCGGAACGCCTGCCGGTGGTCGGGGACGGGTTTTCGATCACCGCCGGCTGCGACAAGGCGTTTGCCACCTGCGCGCAGAAATTCGCCAATATCTTGAATTTTCGCGGCTGCCCGCACATGCCCGGCGCGGATTTTGCCTATTCCTATGTGGACGGCGAAACCACGCATGATGGCCGGCCGCTGTTTGCATGAGCGCCCTCAACGACAGGGTTTTGGCACTGGCGGTGAGCTGGATCGGCACGCCGTATCGGCACCAGGCGTCGCTAAGGGACGTCGGCTGCGACTGCATCGGCCTGATCCGCGGCATCTGGCGCGAACTCTATGGCACGGAGCCGGAGCCAGTGACGGCCTATGCGCCGGACTGGGCCGAGCGAGGGGGCGCCGACCGACTGGTCGAGGCGGCGCTTCGGCATTTCGGGCCGGCGCTGCTAATGGCCGAGGCAAGGCCCGGCGACGTGCTGCTGTTTCGCTGGCGGCCGGACTGTGCGGCCAAGCATGCGGGCATCCTGGCCGGGGCGGGGCATTTCATCCATGCCTACGAGCAGGCAGCCGTGATCCGTTCGGCGCTGGTGCCCTCCTGGCGGCGGCGGATCGTAGCGGTGCACCGGTTTCCGGAGCGGGGTGGGTTTTGAGTGGGCTCGGCGGCTAAACTTGAACAATACCGGGGATGCCGTATGGCGCTGGCGTTCATGCAGGGTGTTAGCTCCATCTGCAGTCTGGCTACTTTGTGAAGAATTGCATCCGGCCGGCTACGACCAGCCCATCCGGGTTTTTGCACAGTCAGCTTGACGCTTATCGGTGTCAACCGCATCTCATCACCTCCATGCTCGAGAGCAAAGCCTTTGCCGTGGTCGGTGCGGCCGTCCTCATCCATGCGTCGGCCGGTACGACGTGCTGCTTTTGGCTCTCGAGTGTTGGATGATAGCGCACACGGCGGCCCAGTTTAAAATCCAGGCTTGGCAATTGCCACGTCGCCCTTTGACTTTTCGGGGTACGTTGTGCCGGCTTGAAAAAAATGGGCTGTCGATGTAGATTTATGGAGTGGTGAGTGAGGGGCGAACCTCACTCACCTGTTGCTTACCTGAATACGACCCGGACGGCGATCGACCAGCCCGTCCGGGTTTTCCTCACGGTAAGCGTGACGCTTATCGGTGTTAACCGCATCACATCACCTCCATGCTCGAGAGCAGGGCCCTTGCCTGGGTCGGTGCGGCCTGTCCTCACCGATGCGCCGGCTGGCGCGACGTGCTGCTTTGGCTCTCGGGCGAAACAATCATAATGCAATTTTGACGCGTGTTGAAGCGTGCTGCCGGGAGGTGGCGCGCGGTTTCTTCGCGTTTTGGCGTCGGGCGATCCGGCAAACAGGGTGGGGCGATGGCGACGGTTTTGCTGCAGGCGGCGGGTGCCGCGCTGGGTGGGGTGTTCGGGCCGGTGGGGGCGGTGCTCGGGCGGGCGGCGGGGGCGCTGGCGGGAAGCGTGGTCGACCGGGCGCTGATCAACGGATCGTCGACGGTGACTGGTGCGCGGCTGTCGATGGCGCGCTATCCCGGCGCCGATGACGGCACGGCGGTTACCCGGGTCTACGGCACGGCGCGGGTCGGCGGCACGCTGATCTGGGCGACGCGGTTCGAGGAGGAGACGACGGTGGAACGCTCCGGCTCCAAGGGAAGCGGGGCGAAAACCAAGAGTTTCAGCTATTTCGGCAATTTTGCTTTCGGGTTGTGCGAGGGGCCGATCGCCTGCGTTCGGCGGGTGTGGGCCGATGGAAGGGAGATCGACCTGACCGGGATTTCGCTGCGGGTCTATCCCGGCGACGAGACGCAGATGCCGGATCCGCTGATCGAGGCCAAGCAGGGGGCGGGCAAGGCGCCGGCCTATCGCGGGCTGGCCTATGTGGTGTTCGAGCGGCTGCCGCTCGACGGTTTCGGCAATCGCATTCCGCTGCTGCAGTTCGAGGTGGTGCGGCCGGTCGGCCGGCTTGAGCGGCAGATCCGGGCGGTGACCCTCATTCCGGGATCGACGGAATATGGCTATGCCGGCGACGTGGTGACGGAACGAACCGGCGACGGCAGCGCGCGAAAACTCAACCGCAACACGCTGACGGCGTCGTCCGACTGGGAGGCGTCGCTCAACGAATTGACGGCGGTTTGCCCCGATCTGCAGAGTGTGGCGCTGGTGGTGTCGTGGTTCGGCACGGACCTGCGGGCCGGGCATTGCCGGATCCTGCCGGGGGTCGAAGTGCTGGATCGAAAGCGCGAAAGTACCGAATGGTCGGTGTCAGGGATTGCGCGGAAAGACGCCTATCTGGTCAGCCAGCATGACGGCGGGCCGGCCTATGGCGGCACGCCGAGCGACGGAAGCGTGCGCCAGGCAATTGCCGATCTGAAAGCGCGCGGGCTGAAGGTCTATCTGTATCCGTTCGTGATGATGGATGTGGCGCACGCCAACGGCTTGCCGGACCCTTATGGCGCGGCGGAGCAGGCGAGCTATCCCTGGCGGGGGAGGATTACCTGTTTTCCGGCGGTGGGGCGGACGGGGACGACGGACCGGACGGCGGTGGTGCGGGCCGAGATTTCTGCGTTTTGTGGCGGGGCGGAGGTAGGGGATTTTTATGTCGACGACGGCGATGTTGTTTTTGGCGGTGAGGGCGACGAGGCCGGTTATCGGCGGATGATTTTGCATTATGCGCATCTGGCGGCGGCCAATGGCGGGGTGGATGGGTTCATCATCGGCTCGGAGCTGCGCGGGCTGACGCAGTTGCGCGACGACAACGGGGCTTTCCCCTTCGTACATGAACTGGTGCAGCTGGCGGAGGATGTGCGCGGCATTCTGGGCCCAGGCGCGAAGATGACCTACGGCGCCGACTGGAGCGAGTATTTTGGCTATCACCCGACCGATGGCAGCGGCGACGTGTTTTTCAACCTCGATCCGCTCTGGGCCTCGCCGGCGATCGATGCGGTCGGGATCGACAATTACCTGCCGCTGACCGACTGGCGCGACGAGGATCTGGCAGGCGTCAATCCGGACGGGGCGTTGCTGGCCGACGATCCTGCGGCGATGACGGCGGCGATTTTTGGCGGCGAGAACTATCACTGGTACTATGCCAGCGATGCCGATCGTCGCAACCGGGTGCGTTCGCCGATCACCGATGGCATGGCGGGGAAGCATTGGCTATTTCGCGCCAAGGATATCTTTGGCTGGTGGTCGAACCCGCATCACGCGCGGGTGGGCGGGGTCGAGCAGGCGGCGGCAACCGCCTGGGTGCCGGGGATGAAGCCGGTGTGGATGACCGAACTCGGCTGCCCGGCGATCGACAAGGGCGCCAACCAGCCGAACGTGTTCGTCGATCCGAAGTCGGCGGAAAGCGCCGTGCCGTATTTTTCCAGCCGGGCGCGCAGCGACAGCATGCAGCGGCGGTTCCTGGAGGCACATCATGGGTTTTGGCAGGGCGGTGCAGCGCCGGCAGGAATGGTCGATCCAGACAATGTGTTCGTCTGGACCTGGGATGCGCGGCCGTTTCCGGCCTTTCCGCTGGATACGGCGCTCTGGAGCGACGGCGATAACTGGCGCACAGGGCACTGGTTGAACGGCCGGCTAGGGGCGGGGACGCTGGCGGATGTGATTGCCGCGGTGCTGATCGATCAAGGGTTTCTGGAGTTTGACGTCAGCGCGGTTAGTGGTGATCTCATCGGCTATGTGCAGGGCGATGTCGGTTCGGCCCGCAGCCTGCTGGAGCCGCTGATGGATATGTTTCAGGTGGATGCGATCGAGGATGGCGGACGGCTGCGGTTTCGCTCGCGCGGGCTGGCCAGCTTGCCGGCGACGACCTTCGATGTGCTGGCGGATCTGGCCGACGAGCCGCTTTGGACCGAAACGCGCGGGCATGACAGCGATTTTGCCGGTGAGGTTATCGTCAATTTCACCAATCCGGCGCTCGACTACGAGCAGGCGAGCGTGCGCTCGCGGCGGCTGCAGCCGGCGTCGGCGCGGGTGCTGGGTTTCGATCTGGCCGGCGTGCTGGCCGAGGAGACGGCGGTGCCGCTGGCGGAAAGCCTGCTGCGCGATCATCGGATCGCTCGGCGGACGCTGGGTTTTTCGCTGTCGCCGGCCGAGGTCGGGATCGAGCCGGGGGATGTGCTGCGGCTGCAGGACGGGCCCGCCGGGCAGTTTCTGGTGACGCGAATCGAGGACGGGGCGGTGCTGCGGCTGGAGGCACGCGAATTTGCCGCCGCCGCCGTTGCGGCGCCCGTGGCCGCCAATCTCTCACCGAAAACGGCCAGTGCGGGGCGGGCGTCGGCGGGGTTTGCGCCGGTGCTGCATCTGCTCGATCTGCCGCGCTATGGAAGCGGCGAGGCCGCCGATTTCGCCCGGGTGGCGGCGCTGGCAAAGCCTTGGCGGCGGATAGTCCTGTCGTCGTCGGCCGGCGCGGACGGTTTTGTCACCCGCACCGTGCTAGATCGGCCGGCGCGGGTAGGGAACTTGGCGGCGGCGCTCGGTGCCGGCGTCAGTGGGCGCTTTGACCGGGTCAACGCGATATTGGTCGATCTGTCTTTTGGCGGGCTGTCGTCGGTGCCGGACGGCCAGGCCGTGAACGGCAGCAACCTGCTTGCCGTGCAGGCGGCGAACGGCGTCTGGGAGGTGATCGGTTTTGCCGCTGCCGAAGAGGTGGCGCCGGGGCGCTGGCGGCTCAAAAATCTGTTGCGCGGACTGGCCGGCACCGAGGATGCGATGGCGGCGGGCGCTGCCGTAAGGGCCGCCGTGGTGGTCATCGATGAGGCGGTCAGGCCGTTGGGGCTTGGCAGCGGCGAGCGCGGGCTGCGACTGAACTGGATGGCCGAGGCGATCGGCGTGCCGGGTGGGCGCGAGGGACCGATGGCGTTCGAGGGCGGTGTGCGGGCGGAAACGCCGCTGGCGCCGGTGCATCTGCGGGGTGCGCGCAGAACCGATGGTTCGATCGCCCTCAGTTGGGTGCGGCGGGGGCGGATCGATGCCGACGACTGGCAGGCGGCCGATATTCCGGCCGACGAGATGGAGGAGCGTTATCGGCTGGTTATTCTGCGGGATGATGCCGAAGCGCGGACGGTCGAGGTGGTTTCGCCAAGCTGGGTCTATTCCGTCGTTGACGAGCTTGCGGATTTTGGCGTGGCGCAGACGGTGCTGACGATAAAGATCTGCCAGATGGGCAGGGTGGTGCCGCTCGGGCTTTGGGCGTGGGCGACGGTTTTGCTGTGATCGACAACCAAGGGAGATAGGCGATGGATGACGTGAAGATGTGGTATAAGTCGAAGACGGTTTGGGGTTCGCTGATCGCGATCCTCGCCTCGGTGCTGCAGGCGGCGGGGGTTGAGCTTGGGCTCGACGACCAGAATCAGCTGGCCGACGCGGCGGTGACGCTGGCCGGCACGTTTGGCGGCCTGCTGGCGCTTTATGGCCGGCTTTCGGCCAGCAGCGTGATCGCGACGCGCTGATACAGGCAAAAATGGCAGGGAAAAAACCACATTTCCTGCCATTCATTTGCCATTCAGGCGTCTTCCATTACATACTCAACATATCCTTTCGTTTGTGGAAGTTTCTGCCAATGACATCACACTTGATCATCGCGATGCTGGCGGCTGGTTTGACCAGCTTTGCACAGCCGGAGGCCAGCCTCCGCTACCCCGTGGTGATGACTGCGGGCAATTGCGGTGCGGCGGCGGCAAAAGCTGTCGAGCAGACCGGGGGGCAGCTGCTGTCGGCACAGCCTTCTTCCGACGGACAGAGCTGCATCGTCACCGTGCTGGTGCAGGGCAATGGCGAGCGGCCGCGCAAGGTGACGATGCGCATTCCGATGTAG